ACTATAAAGTATGTACTCTATAAAGATATATAAACACTTAAAGAGTATATACACTTATAGTATAAACACTATAAAGAGTATACACTATAAAGTATATACACTATAGAGTATATACTATAAATCCATACTCATGATAAAGCTAAAACGTAAACTAAACCAAAAAGTCCAAGAGGTGATAGTCTACACTAAAGCCGAATGTGACAACATGGGATTAGCATATATATACTGGAAAGATGCAAATGAAGGTGATTTGGCTCTATCCGATGATGGTTATGTAGGATTAACGCTGCAAAGAAAGACATACGGACCTAAAAAAATTTTTATAAAAACAGTTTATGGCGTTCAATGGGTCAGGGATTCATTGCAACTACTATTTGAACCCAACTATGAAGCGGGTATTTATTCATTGATCAAACCTCGGAACTGGGCAGAGAGGGAAGCGAGAACAGCCAGACTGAGAAATACAGTAGATGCATATGTAACACAGATGGTGTCCCCCTATAAGGTCGATTGGAATCTCCTCGGGAATATCTACCGCCCTGACCAAAAACGCCCAGATCAAACAGTAAAACGTTTATTTAAACAGAAGGTAGTAAAGGATATGGTACAAGAAAAATTAAAACAAGTACTGAATGATAAGGGCATTACCAAGTCATTTGTACTGGATAAGATGAAAAAGGCCATGGAAATAGCAGAAACAAAAGAAGATGTGAACGGCTTATTGAAAGCATCAGATGCATTTATGGATCTATTGGAGATGAAACCCAGCAAAAAAGTGACTACAGATACTTTCCAGATTGATGTAACCAATCAAATTGCAGATCAAATAGAGAAGGAAGACAAGAAAATGCTGATGTCACGCAAAACAGAGGAGAAAGAACCCGTTGAGTAATAACTATGAAGACTTAATAAACCACCCCGAGCATTACACCCGTGGTATTGAGGTAACAGATTTCATTTCCTCTTGGGAAATGGACTTTCATCGTGGAAATATCGTCAAGTATGTCGCACGTGCTCCCTACAAAGGGGATACCCTGAACGATCTAAAGAAAGCGAAGTGGTACATGGACGACCTAGTAAAGAAAGTAGAAGATGGAAGAAAAGAGTTATAAAAATTATATGTGGCGTGTGTACCCTCGCTTGAAATACTATCGGTTTCAGACGAAAGATCCAATGGTGGCTCGCAAATTAAGTCAACGTAAGCACTCCCAATTGGTAATTGATGGGTTCAATACCTATATCAAGGTATACGAATTAAGGTTTTCCTCCCCCAAATCCGCCTTGAATTGCTTTAAGCGTATGATGAATCAAAAATTAATAGATAGTGGGGAGACGGGGCTGTTTTACGCCAATACAGGGGTTAATAAAAGCATAGGTGTTTGATGTGTGCCCCAAGATTCATAAAAAGTGTGCTTTTTGCGGTAATTACAAACAAAACAAACAGTGTGGCCTAATGGGTGGCAGCATTAAAGCTTCAAATATTGCATATATGGTAGATTGCCCTAAAAACATGACCAAGTATCAGAAAACAAAATACTTGAAAAGCATTGATGGCTGATAAGAAAAAGATCCTAAGCCGATTAAAGAACGATATGGTTCTGTTTGGTCGCATCTGCATCCCTAATATGTTTTCCGTACCATCACCTCCGTTTCACTATGAAATCGGCGATGTGCTGATGGACAACAATATTAAACAAACCAATATCATTGCTCCACGTGGCCACGCAAAGAGCAGTATAGTGGGCGGGGTCTACCCCTTACATCACATTATGTTTGATGAGGGGAAGAAACTGGTGGTATTGGTTTCCAGAACTCAAGATCATGCGGTCAAGTTGCTTGGCACCATTAAAGATGTCCTGGACTATTCGCAGCAATTTAGAAGTTTATTCGGCTATTGGGGTATGAACTCAGCCCGAACTTGGGCAAAAACGGAAATAGAATTAAAAGACGGGACAATGATTGTTTGTAAGGGGACAGGCCAACAGCTTCGGGGAATTAAAGTAGGGAATCAACGCCCGACCCTGATTGTAGTTGATGACCCTGAAGACGAAATGAATACCAAAACAGCTGAAGCTATGGAGCATAATCTTCGCTGGCTACTCCAGTCAGCTGTGCCTTCCCTAGACCCTGTTAAGGGAAAGATTATTATTATTGGAACGCCACAACACCAAAGATGCATGGTTGAAACCTTGAAAGAAATGAAGGGGTGGAAAAATATGCATTTTTCTCCCGACATGAACAAGGGTATTGCACTGTGGGAAGAATGGCAGCCTATAAAAAAATTAAAACAGAAAAAAGCAGAGCTAGAGTCTATTAATCGTTCTTCTGTGTTCTATAGAGAATATCTATGTGAGATTGTGGGAGACGAGGACCAATTGTTCAAAGAAGACTATTTTAAATATTACGATGGATCCGTTGAGTTCAATGATGACAATGAAGCTTATCTAGCCTTTAAGTCGTTAGACGGTAAAGAAACCAATAAGAAAATTCCTGTAAATATATTTATGGGAGTAGATCCTGCATCAAGTACCAAAAAAACAGCCGACTATTCCACTGTTGTCTGTGTTGCTATTGATAAAAAGCAAAATCGGTATATCCTCCCTTATTATAGGCAACGAGCTACTCCCATGAAACTTGCTGATTCAATCATTGCTCAGTTCAAAAAATACAAACCATCTAAAACTCGGATTGAAACGGTGGGGTATCAAGAGATGCTAAGAGAGTATTTACGAACAGAGGTAGATCGGCAGGGTTTATTTATTCCAGGGTTGGAATTAAAAGAAAGCCCCCGAACCTCCAAATCATCACGATTAGAGACTTTAGAGCCTTACTTTGCCCAGGGGAAGATGTATATGATGAAGCATATGGAAGACCTTAAAAATGAATTATTGCTTTATCCCCGCAGCAAACATGATGACCTTTTAGATGGATTATTCTACGCAATGAAAGGAAATTACGTTCCTTATCATACGAACAAAACACTGAATCCTCAGCACTCAGAAATAAATACAGATCGAAATGAGCACGACTGGTTGTTAGCCTGAAACTTTTTACTGTAAATTGCGTCATACTTTGAGATACGTAATTACAGTTAAAGTAAGGCTTTATGTCAGAAAAACATCCTGAAGCTCTTCTTAGTGAAGAACTTCTACGAGAATACTCTTCGGCACGTAGTAAGTGGGCGAAACAAGCCACAGAAGATAATGAGTTCCGCAATGGGCTCCAATGGACGAAACAACAGATTGACACGCTCCGCTCACGTGCCCAAGAGCCTTTAGTAGTAAATGTAATATATCCCGCAGTTGAGCAAGCCAAGGCAATGCTCACCTCCAACAAACCCAGATTCCAAAGCACTGGTCGTGAAGACTCCGATGTGAAAACAGGTCGAGCCTTTTCAGACTTGATGGCTTGGGTGTGGGATTTGTCTATGGGCAATGTAGAGTTAAAAAAGGTAGTGGACGACTACTACGTTAAGGGAATGGGGGCCATGATGGTCTACTTTGACCCTAATGATGATTATGGCAAGGGGGAGATCAAGCTTCAGTCGCTAGATCCATTAAACCTTTATATTGATCCGAATGCCAAGTCCACCTTTATTGATGATGCCTCTCATGTCATCGTCGCAAAGATACACCCCGAAACGCAATTAATTGCTCAGTATCCAGAATATGAAGATGTAATTAGGGAGGCTACCGAATCTTCGGTTGCGCCTCAAGATCCCACTTCACGCTTCGGACTAGAAGATCAGATTACGGCACAGCACGAATTGGATTCTTTTAGAAAATCCAATAAGGATGAGCGTTATCTGGAGGTAATTGAGCGTTATACAAAAATTAAACTATCCCATTATAGGGTCTTCGATCCAAATACTAGCAATGAGAAGATATTAACGGAAGAAGACTTTACTGCCTATATGCATGAACCTGCGTTTGTGATGGAATCAGCGGACGGCGTTAAAGTCTTAACCGAACCCGAAGAGGTGGGATCCACCATGGCTATGTATGAAGAGTATGGTTCAGTCATGCACACTATGATCTCTGAAACTACAGGCCAACCCATTATGATGAGCGGACCAGAGCACGATGGAGCTGTGCCTGGTTCGACTGTAAAGTTGGAATTGGTGACCATGGAAGATCTGGTCGAAGATGATCAATTGCAGGTAATTGGTATTGAGATTGACCGTATTAAGCAAACAGTCAGTGTGGGCGGCCAGCTCATGTTCGAATCAATTATTCCCATCTCAAATTACCCAATCGTAACCTTTATGAATGGGCACAATCGCAATCCATTCCCAATGTCAGATGTACGCTTAGTAAAGGGATTGCAAGAATACGTAAATAAGATTCGCTCCTTAATTGTGGCTCACGCCTCGTCTACGACCAATCATAAACTACTGGTTCCAAGGGGGGCTATAGACAAAAAACAATTAGAAAACGAATGGGCTAAGGCTGGAACGGCTGTAATTGAGTTTGATCCCGAGCTGGGCCAACCGATCAGTATGTCCCCGACACCCCTGCCCAATGAACTTTATAAGAATGAAGCAGATGCCAGGTCAGATATAGAACGTATTCTTGGCATATATGCTATTATGCAAGGGGATCCCAGTGCCATTCCTCAGACCTACAAAGGTACGGTAGCTATTGATGAATATGGCCAGCGCAGAATCAAATCAAAACGAGACGATATTGAGGCAGGTTTAAATGTAGTTGGTTCTATCGTCGTAGAAATGATTCAAAGCTACTATACAGCTCAAAAAGTTATTCGGTTATTGCAGCCGAATAGCAAATCAAAAGAATTATCCATCAATGTTCCCATTTACAATGAAGTGTCAGGTGAATTCTTAGGGCGTTTAAATGATGTGACCGTCGGGAGATATGACGTAGTGGTCGTGTCAGGATCTACCTTGCCCTCTAATCGCTGGGCACGATTCGAATATTACATGGAATTATATAAAACAGGTCTTGTAGATCAGGTAGAAGTATTAAAACAAACTGATGTTGCTGATATCGAAGGCGTACTTGAAAGGTCCTCTCAGATGGCCAAGATGAAGCAAGCAATCGACGGGTTAGAGAAAGAGGTAAAAGACCTAACTGGCGATTTACAAACATCACAAAGAGAACTGCAACATGCAAGACAGCGTGTTGAGTTAGAGAAATTCAAAAAAGACTTAGATAAATCATCGGTAAGAGCTCAGGCTACGGAAAAAGTATTCCGTGAAAGAGCTGGTGATGAAGTTAAGAAGCTAAAACAGTCGGTTGCTGAGCAAGAAGCTACAAACCGACAATTAATCCCAATAGAGGACTAGTGATAAATGGAAAACCCAAATACAGGTAATGCTGATTTAAGCGTGTACGATAGCCAAAGTATGGCAGGAATGACGGTTAATCAACCAGAAGCTCCTGACGTAGAGGCTACGGCTGGCACAGTAACGGAAACAGAAAGCAATGGTTTCCTTATGGAAGATGCGCCTAATACAATTACCGAAGACAACACTGCTCAAACCGCAAAAGAGGAAGTGGTTGCTGAGCAAACGCCAGCCAAAGATGATCCCAATAGAATAGCCTATTGGCAAAGTCAGGCAGATTTAGCTAAAAATCAGACGAATGAAATGGTTGAACAGCTAAATATGTACAAAGGCATTGTTGAAAAGATCACAACATCTGAACAACAACAAGGAACCCCTAGCGCTCCTCAACCGCAGGCTCCTTTGCAAGCCCCGACTAAACCCTCAGGCTACAATGAGGTCGATGCATATAATGATCCTGATAGCGATTCATTTAAGTATAGAGTTTCTAAAGAACAATACAACGACAGCCGTTTTGATCTAATGTTAGACAGAATGGACCAGCAGGAATCTGAAAGACAGCGTCAAGTTCAAGTACAGCAAGAGAGAATGGTTGCCAATCAAGCATACTCTCATGTCAAAAACGGTCTTGGATGGGACGATAGTAAATCAACTGGTTTTGTTAAATGGGCACAAGACCCAAGCAATGTGACGTTGGATGTTCTTGCGAAAATCTACGAAATGAATAACGCTCCTAACCCAGCAAGTATACAAGCTCAAACGAAGTCTGCTGAAATGAAACAAGCGGGGGAACGCTTGCAAGTCCCAAGGACTACAGCTGTGACCAGTGGTCAAGCGGAACCTGAGTATACAGATCAAGACTTGTTCAATGCTGGTTTGCTTGCAAATTCGAGAGTGAGAAGATAAAATGGCAGCAAAAAATCTTTCAGCCTCGGGTGTCTTATATACGGATCGACGAGATTTCTACATCGAACCAGACGTAGTCAAGGAACTTTGGACCGATGTAGCTCCGTTTACCACCGTATTGTCGAATAGAGAAGCCCGAGATGTTAAAGATCCTATGTTCAAAATGTTTGAGCATAGAAACCCCTGGATTAACCAACGTATTGTTAATAATGGTAGTACCGCAACAATAGCAGCTAGTGACTCAGAGTCAGCAGCTATTAACGTTGACGGTATTACAGGATTGGCATCGTCAGTTGATACATCCTACCTTGGATTAGAATGTGAAGTTTGGAACTCAGCAGAAACTACCCTTCGTGGTGTGGTTCTGATCACAAGCGTTCCTTCTGCTTCATCCATTAAAGTAAAAAACCTTACTGGCACTTCAATTACATTAGTCGATGATGATGTTTTTATTGTTGTTGGTAATGCACACGGTGAAGGAACTGAGGCTCCAGAAGCATGGGCAGATGAACTCAGTGTAGTATATAACTCTACACAGATTTTTAAAACCCCTGTAGAAATTACTGGAACCTTACAAGCAGCAGTTCTTCGTGGCGAGTCTGATGAATTAGCTCGTTTACGCCTGCAAAAGTCCCAAGAGCATAAAATGCAAAAAGAACGTGCGTTCTTATTTGGCAGTTCTGCTGTTGGAACAAACCTAGGCGGAGCTGACACATTTGGTGACGGCCACAGAACTGATGCCAACAGTAAGAAAGTTCGCTCCACACAGGGTATTGTATCTGCTATCGCAGAATACGGTGCTTCAAGTGGCGACGATCAAGCCAACTTTACCATTACAGAAAGTTCATACACTTACTCAAATTTTGTTGATGATATGGAAAAAGTTTTCCGTTACATCCCCGAAACTGGAGTTAAGTTAGCTTTTTGTGGTGCAGGCGCATTGTCTTACTGGAGTAAGATTGACGGAACTAACGGTGTCGCAGGTAAATCTGGTTGGTCAACACAGCTTTCACCATCTGATCGTGATAGCTTAGGTTTCAACTATAGGATGCTTGAAACTCCACATGGAATGTTAAAGCTCATACCTACTCCTGTTATGCGTGGCCCTTACAACAAGTACATGCTAGTTGTTTCGGAAGAAAACCTTTTCCACGCACTGTATCGCAGTCCCTTGTATCAGACTAACATTAAGACCGATAACGCTTATGACGGCGTTAAAGATCAATACATGTCTGACGAAGGTGTCGGTATTACGCTTGTTGAATCTCATAAGTTGTTTAAAATAGCTTAATGAGCTTCAAAACGCAAGTTGAAGACATAGTCGGGGTATCCATTTCGGATACCTCGGCTTTGTCCGATTTTCTAACTGCATCTGCACGAGAAGTCGCAGATGTATTGCCCAAAGAAGCCTTGCTACGCAATGCGACTATTGATGAAACGACCACTGATAACAGTGGGTATGATGCAGAAAATAAACGCATTTTAGACGTAGCCAGGAATGGAAGGCTGACTGTAGAGGCACCCTTTGGAATATCTACACAGTTAGAAAGCAGTGATAGTATTTATAAGGCATCTGTTCGAAGTCCTTTTCATTATTATAAGGGTAAAACAATTTTTATAAAGCCTGATCCGACCAGTTCGGAGAAGGGTCAAGTATTTGCATTTGCATATCCAACATTTGCAAGTTCAGCTGATTCGGGTTTAGATATATTAGACTCTGGGATTGAAAACTTTCCAGACAATGCAGAGTTTGCTGTGGTTTTAGGTGCTTCATGTAAATATTTTACTAGAATGGCGTCTGATGAAATAGAGGCTTTACCAGCTGTTATTTCTATATCAGATTTAGACATGAGTGGTATATCTGCTCCTAGCGTTCCAAGTTTAAGCAGTGCTTCGATAACATTCACCACCACTGCACCAGCATATTCAAAACCAAGCATTTCTTTAACTGCAGCTCCCTCAATAGGAGATTTGACAATTTCTTCCGTTGTTCCCACAGCTCCGACTTTATCTAGTAATACAGTTGGAAACTTTGGAAGTATGCCCTCCTATGTCAAACCTACGGCAACATTAACAGATGCTCCTAGTTTAAGTGCGCTTGACATTAGCGGGACTTCGGCTCCCATAGCCCCATCTTTATCCGATAACTCTGTTGGCAGTTTTGGGACTATGCCTACTTACAGTAAGCCGATAGTTAGCTTAGATATATCTCAGTTTGAAACCTTTTTGGAAACCGAAGAAGATGGTGAGCTTGCTCAAATACAACTGGGGAGAATTAATTCAGAGCTAGATCAATATAGAACGGATGTTCAGAACGAACTTAATGAGTTCAATTCCGAACTGGCTGAGTATAATTCCAATGTTCAAAAGGCAATAGAAGATGCAAAGCTTTCTTCTGGTGACGACATTCAGAAATTGCAGAAGTATCAAGCTGAGATTTCCTCCTACCAAGCAAAGATAGGTCAGGATGTCCAGAAGTTTAAAGAGGACAATCAGCAATCTATAAGCGTTTGGGAAGCAAAGAGAAGAAGTGAGGTTTCCCAATATCAGGCAGATATTCAAAATGAGCTAAATGAGTTTAATGGGCAATTAGCCGAATATCAATCCACTGTGCAAAAAGCTATAGAAAACGCTAGACTATCTTCACAGGATGATGCTCAAGCCTTGGAGCTTTATTCTAATGAGATTGCAAATTATCAGCAAAATGTCAATAAAGAAGTCCAAGGGTGGAGAGCAAATACCGATAAAGAATTGAATCTTTGGCAAACAAAAAGACAAACCGAGTTGCAGCAATATCAAGCAGATATTCAAAACGAATTAAATGAATTCAATAAAGAAAATGTAGAATATAGCTCAGAGTTAAATAAGGCTATTGAACTTGCTAGGTTACAATCTCAGGATGATGTTCAATTA